TGTGAGAGCGCGATCCGCAGCCGGCTTCCAAAACCGCGCAGTGCGGGTTGAATTCAAACTGGCGGTTGACCAGAGTTTGCACCCGGTCTTCGACCGGGTCTTGCTTTTCGATGGCGACGGTGGCGTTCACTGCACCTTCCTTTTCCGGGTCTCCTCAGCACGGACGCGATCCGTGGACCGGAGCTGATCTCCGGTTTCGACCTTCAGATCAACCCTTCGGCTTGGAGCTGCGCAGCCCACGTCGGATCGGCTGCGAGTCGCGCTCCGAATTCATCTTCCGAAACTTGATCGCACTCGGCCGAGCAGCAGCGCATTCCGTCGAGCAGCGCGTTCTCGCCGCAGATAATGCAGTTCCCTTGATGCCCGCCCATGATCTTTCCTAGGCTGCACTCGCCGGCGTAGTCCAGCTCCTCACCACAAAGACACAGATCGTTTGCCATGTTGGTCTCCTCAGTGCGGACCTGATCCGCAGACCGGGTTGCCCCGGTTTCGACCTGTACTAATCTCCGGCGATCTCGTCGCTCACGTGATCCATGATCGCGACGACAGGTTGTGGACCTTTGCCCTTGGTGGCGGTTTTGACCGACTCGATGCCCATGATTTCGAGCAGCGTCTTGCCGTGTCCGGGTTTGAGCACGTCGTCGGTCGCGAGATGCAAGAGGCCGACCAGTGAGTTGTGATCGGTCGGGATTTCCTTGCGCTCGATCCGCTTGCGCACGTTGCGCACGATCAGCACGTTGCGCTCGATGTCCTGCGTCGGTACTTCGTCTTCCATCCGCGACCAGGAGATGAACCCGTTCAAATATTCGAGCGTGAGGTTGCGAAACATGGCGTGCAGCTTAGACTGTTTTTCTCCCCCAGGGAAGCACATCGTGAGCAGCGCGTCGAGTTCTTCAAGGAGACATTTGCGTTGCGTGTGCTCTTCGTGGATGCTCTGCTCTTGTTCGCTGCCCCCGGTAAAGAGTGCGGAGGTTGCCGGTTTGTCCGAGTGCGCGACCGCGTTTCCCCCGCCGATGTTGAGCGAGTCGAAATACTCCTTAAACGGTTCCGCGACTTTCAGGAAGTACCCTGGTTTGTACGCCGCCTGGTCTTTCCAGGTGAAGGCCTTCCCGTTGAGCGCCCACACCCGGCACTTTTTCACCGTGGCCACGTGGATCATCTGGCTCTTGAAATTTTTCCGCGCGCGTCCGTTCACTTTGTCGAAGCGCACCAGGTCGGGATCGTCCATCTGGGCGGTCTCGATCTCAAGATCAGGCTCGTGGCCGAAATCGCCCTCGGCTTTGATCTTGGTGCCGCCCTTCGACAGCTCCTTGACCATCTCGCCCTTTTCGTCGGGCATCTCGACTTCATCCCACACGAAGCCCATGCGCCCGGTGACCAGGTAGTGAATCGCGGAGTCCTGAAAGTCCTGCGCGAACGGTGCCCACTCTTCCTTGATCCGCCCGATCCGCTGCAAACGTGGCCCGCGCGACTTCATGCCCTCGGTGAACAGGTCTTGCCAGAAGTGGGAGACGGAATCGACGCCCACCGCACAGCAACCCTCTTTCAGTGCGTCGCGTGCGGCGGAGCGCAGATCGAGGAAAGAGCGCGAACGATTGAGCAGCAGCGGCACACCCTCTGCTTTGAAAATGTCGAGCACGAAATCGACGCCCTTTTCGGACGCCAGCCACGCCACCGGCGCGGACTTGTGATAGGTCTTCGACAGGTAGATTAAAAGCATGGCCATCATGGTCGTTTTCCCCGTGCCCTTGGGACCGAACATGCTGCCCTTCACGAAACCGATCTCTTTAACGGCGGGTCGGAATGACATTGTTTTTCTCCTTTTTGGAAATCAGAACTTCGACAACAGCCCACACCACGGGCGCGAAGATCAGCCCCGTCAAACAGGCGACCTTCGCGAGACACCGGGCAAAAAGAATCGCGTCACTCACCGCAGCACGCGTAGTAGTTGCGGGAAGTGTTCACGTCGGGGAATCCGTTCAGTGCAATGGTGAGCGGATCGGGTTTCGGGCGTGGGAGTTCAAAGGCCTGCTCGGCCATCTGTTCGCCGAGTGCCCAGAGTGCGTTGAGCATGGCGGCGTTGCGCTCGCGCCGTTCCTCGTCGGTCGGAGTGGTAATGGTTGTGCTGAGATCGGGCTGGGGTGGTTTCGGTCTGGAGACGCGCTCGACCAGGCGTTCGAGTTCTTCGATGGTGGTTCCCTGGTGTTGTGGAAATTCCGGGGTGGGAGATTTTGCTAGAGTGGGTGTAGCCACGTCGGCCTCCTTATCAGGCTGATTGGGTTAGGGCTGATCGGGTGTGCAACCACTCGGTCTGCCCGCTTACAAACTCAGCATACCGCTAAGCTGGAATAGTTGTCAAGCGAAAAATCAAATATTTCTTGACTCTTACCGCTATGGTGATAGCATCGCCTCGATGACCACCTCAGAGAAAGATCCAGCAGCGGTTGCGCTTGGACGAAAAGGCGGTGAAGCGCGCGCCCGGAATCTGACCGCCGAGCAGCGCAGACGAATTGCAGTCAAAGCGGCCAGAGCTGCGGCTGTCATTCGGACCCGGAAAGCCCGCCAGAAAAAACAGAAAGAAAAACCGTGAAGAGAATTCTTCTCTTTGCTTTGCAGCGGTTAGCCTCGGGTCGGTGCTGATAACACCGGCACGGGGCGTTGAAGTTTTATTTGCCGAGACGAACCAGCTCGAACATGCGCCCGGCGGTTGTCTCGCTCCCGTCGGCGTTGATGAACGTGGAATCGGGCGTGATTGGCATCCCGGCGTCGAACCATTCTGCGACCTGATCCAAAAACTGCTCTGTCAGAGCTTCGAGTGCTTCCTGGTCCATCGCTTTGCCCTCCGTCATCATGTCTGCATTTTTTCACCGTGTCCGCTACGGTGTCAAGCACAAAATGAAATATTTCTTGCAATCGTAGCCGCTAGGGTGTAAATATATCCGCATGGAAGTCGGCGAGGAAACGATCAGCCGTGTAATGAGGGAGCTAGGGCAAAGAGGTGGACGTGCCCGCGCACAATCCATGACCGCCAAGGAACGCCGCGAATCTGCCCTGAAGGCCTCCCGCGCCGCCGCTGCCGCCCGCACCAAGAAAGCCAAGCAGAAGGAAGCGAAACCCCACCCGTAACTTGCGTTCCTGAAACTGATCGCAGCAGAATACCTCCATGACCGACGAAGAGCGCTGGAAGATCGAAGGCCGAACCCGTGACGCTCTCCGGCTGGCGAAGCAAAGGCTTGGCCTACTCCGTGCCGACGTGAGCGAACATGCCGACAAACTGAAAGAAGCTAGTGGGGCGCTGCAACATTTCCTCTCCGATCCCGTGGGTGTAGGTCCAACCGGCATGGCCAAAACTGACTACGTGGTCCACTTTTGGCACGCCGCGATTCCGCCCACCATCGAAGAAAAACTCCGTGAACTTGCTGAGGAAGCGGAGCGCGTTCAGAAGCTCGAAAAGCAGATCAGTGAATTCGAGTGACCTTGTTCCGACTGAAACCCGCCGCCCCCCACTCGGCCATAGCACCACGGTAATCTTCCCTTCCCTTCCTCTCCCGGCCTACCCTTCCAACTGACGACGGGTGCTCTCGGACCAGTCTCCCCCCTTGAACCCCGAACACATCTGCATACCCGGTCGATGCCCGGCGCTTTTTAAAGCACATTCCCGTTCTGGGAAAAGTGCGCCCCAAAATACCCTCCCACTCCCTGTCATGGCTGCAACCGATCTAGTTCCCTGCTTTTTTACTGGACAAGACTACCGCTGGGAGCGCCCTGCCAAAATTCACACCCGCGCCGAAGTCCGCGAGTTCAAGAAGCTGAAGCTCGGCAAGTTCATCGAAAACGGCAAACTCTTTCTGTTCTTTAGAGCAATCGAACAGGCGGTAAAGCTGCTCTGGGATGGCCCCCTCGGGATCGGCAACTTATTGCCCTTCGCCCGCCCCCACAACTACGGCGAGAAACTGCACTACGAGATCCCGCACGCCGGCGACCGGAGCTGCTTCGCCCGGCACCGCCCCCGGCACGTAAGGGTCTCCTCCCGGAACCTATTCAGTAAACAGCCCATCCCCGCTGTGCGTTTGGCCGTCTGATGAGCGCTATGTGGGGTGGCGGAACGGTTCCAGAAGACGAAGAGACACCGCGCGTAGTTGAGATCGCGGACAGAATCCTAGGTCGATTTTTTCGGCACGGGACGTTTAGACCGAAACTTCGGGAACACCGCCGACAGCTCTACTTCGAACAGAGCTCGGAAGAAAAGCGCCAAGAACAACTAGGGCGTGCCTTCGATCGGATTTATATACAGGGCTGGATCATTCGGGCGTTGGTCTTTATGGCGACGGTCCAGCTTGGGATCTCGAAGTGGCTGGCCTCGCACCTCTGGGATTGCCTGCAGGCTGCGCATAGAATGGCGGCGGTGATCCGATGAGGGTAGCTCTCTATGCCCGCGTGTCGAAACCTCCCAAGGGAGAACTCAGCGACCAGGCCAAGCGGGACCAGAACCCCGAAGTGCAACTCCGCGAGCTGCGCGAATGGTGCCAGCGCAACAAACACAAAATCGTCGTCGAGTACGTCGATCGATTGACCGGCAAAAATCGGAAGCGGCCTCAACTCAACAAAATGCTGCACGATGTCACCCAAGGCCTGCAGGACGTGGACGCGGTTGTGGTCTGGAAGCTCGATCGCTTCGGGCGCTCCGTCCAGGACTTGCACAACCTGGTCGCCGAGCTGCAGCAGGCCCGCGTCTCTTTCATCTCGCAGAGCGAAGGCTTCGATCTGACCACGCCGATCGGCAAGGTCTTATTCTCGATCCTCGCCGCCTTCGCCGAATTCGAGCGCAACGTAATCGCCGAGCGGACCAAGGCTGGACTCGCGCTGGCCAGGAGTGAAGGCCGGCTGCCTGGACGCAAGATCGATCCCCGCAAAGGGCCAAGCCGGACGACGGCCTGGCGCCAGGCGAAACGGGCTGCGGCCTAGTAGATCTGTTTCATATCGTCCGAATGGGAACATCAACAACTTACGAGGCGTTTCGGACCCGAAAAACGGCCGTTCTTTGATTGTTTTTGAATTCCTTTGATTTCCGGGCTTCCCCGGCTCCCCTCGATCCACCCGAAAACATGACCATGATTCTCAGCAACGCCTTACCAGTCAAGGCTTTCGGCGCGTTTCGCTCGGTGCGGACGGTAGACTCCAAGGGTTTGATTTCTTTGATTGTTTTGAATTAGTGCAGGGGTATTCAGAAACTCCATGCGGATCATCAAGTTACCAGCGAGACGGCGGCGGGAAGACCGCCAGTTGCCGACAAAGAAGGCCGCCTGATGTTTCTTACTCGAGAGCAGCGCTACGAACGCTACGCGGCCTGGTGCAAGATGCTCGGCGTCGAGCCGGCTTCGTTCGATAGCTGGGAATACGAGAGCAAGAAAATCCCCGAAGTGCACGTTTCGTACAGCCACACGACCAGCGTGGGGCAGCAGAGGTCTTTCGCATGAGCCGACAAGGCTTCGACCCGAAAACCGGAGAAACCTTTCGCCGCCTGCAGATGTGTTCGGCCTGCCTCGACGGCTTTCATCTCTCGTGCACGGATCCGGAATGCTCCTGTCGGCGGATCAATCACATCTCGAACTCGGCCAGAGTAGTCGCTTTCGATCCAGTTTTGAAAATCGTTACATACGGCACTCAGCGGTTTCCTCGCTCAGTGTAGGAAGTTTCGGCAATGCCACGTGGCGGGGCTCGCACGAATGCGGGCCGCAAAGAAAAGCCCAAGATTCAACAGAGCGCAGACAAGGGTATCGCGTCTCGCGTGCTGGCGATGGATGGGCCACCCATTCACATTCGGCAATGCGACTGTTCGGTCTGCACGAATCGCAAGACGCTGTGCAAGTGCGATCCGAAAGCCGAGCCGCCGATCGTTTGCTTCGCTTGCAAGATTTATGAAGACCATCGCATCTGCCGCTGTGAGGAATGTGGCTGGTGGGAAGTCCTCACCGCTGCAGACAAACGGCTGCGCTTCGAAGGCCGGCGCTATCTCACCGATCGCCGCGAAGGCAAGCCGGCACAAGGCGTGTTCATCGGCGACACTCGCGAGTCCGCATTGGACTTAGACTTTGGCAACCTCATCATGCCCAGCGCCCCAGCAAATAAAGTTAAGCCTGGAGCGGCTGGCAAACCTAACTGAGCGGCAGATTGAATTCTTTGAAGCCCTGGCGAAGTTCGATTTCGTGCTCTACGGCGGTGAAGCCGGCGGCGGCAAAAGCTATGCCCTGCGCTGGTGGCTGGTCCTCTTTCTGTTCTGGTGTTTCAAAGTTCTTGGTCTGCGCAATGTGCGTGTCGGCCTGTTCTGCGAAGACTACCCCAACCTGGTCGATCGCCAGATCTGCAAAATCGGCGTCGAGTTTCCCAAGTGGCTGGGCACGCTCACCTCGACCAAGCCTCCCGATTTCAAACTGCGCGACGAATTCGGCGGCGGCGTTCTCGCCCTGCGCAACCTGGACAAACTGGAAAAATACAAGTCGGCCGAGTTCGCGGCGATCGCCGTTGATGAGCTCACGCTTCACCCTCTGGCTACCTTCAACTGGTTACGCTTTCGCTTGCGCTGGCCGGGTGTCGAACGTCCGAAGTTCCTGGCAGCTACGAACCCGGGAGGCAAGGGGCACAGTTG